CACCGCCTGGCTGGAGACGTTGACGAGGACCTGACGTATACCATTCAAAAGTTCTTTCCATCGCTTCTCGATTCATCGCATCTTGTTCCGTGTGTGGATCATCGATGATAAGTAAATCTGCACCACGACCTGTAATCGCGGAACCAACACCCGCTGCATAATACTCACCGCCTTGTTGTGTTTCCCATTTACCTGCAGCTTGCGAATCTTCTTTGAGTCTAGTTTTAAATACACCTTGATACTCTGGACTATCTAAAAGTTGTTTTGCTTTACGCCCGAATCTAACGGACAGTTCTGTGGTGTTAGTGGACTGGATAATTTTTAGCTTCGGGTTTCTACCCACCATCCAAGCGGGCAGCAGGTAGCTAGCGAACTCAGACTTCGTATGTCTTGGTGGCATGTTTATAATCAGTCTTTTAATTTTGCCCTCTGCTATCTGATTAAATTTTTCAGCAACAATTTTGTGATGAGATCCTTCAACAAAGTCTGGCCAGACATGTTTTACAAACTTCATAAAATCTTCTCTTATACCAGCTTCTTTTTTCTTTTCTGTGAACTGAAGGTAAGTCTTCATAAACTCTTTTCTTACATCAGGGGGTAATCTCTTTATCTTTTCTAAATCTATTTTCATTTCAAAAAAATTTTCTGCAAAATTTTTTAGGATTAATTTTGAAACCTAGCAAGTATTTTCTGGTTATGATTATACAAAACTTGGCATAAAGGGTATACCTGTGGGACCCCTTACAACCTACACTTGTTTTATATTATTTTATTTATTTGGAATTTGCAATGGCTTTGGTACCTCTATGCGCGACGCCCGCAGGGCGTCGCTATATATAAACTAATCTAATAAAACCATGTATGCGCTAGCATTCATTCTACTAAATTTATCTAAACCTTTACGAACTATCTTATAATTTTCGTCATACTCTGCTTGTTTAATCATAATGTATAACTTGTATTCTTCTGGTGTTAACATTGTTGATTGACCAGAATAAGGGTTGGTCGTTTTTATTGTTCTCTCGTTTTTTATTTTTGCTTTCGCCATTTGTCGTCCTTTCTTAGTCTCTTATCTAGCTCAAATAATTTCTGGTCGTAGTGTGCCACCATTGCTGTAGATACAATCCATAACAATGCACCTAAACCAAAAACAAATAAACCAACAATTAATAATGTATTCATAGTCCTATGTTATCCTATCTGTTCATTATTGTCAATTTTAGTTATTTCAGTTGTAGTATATTTATGACCACCCCACCCCTCATATTCTATCTTTTTGGGGTCCTCGATCGGTGTTTCTAGCGCTTCGTGTCTAGGGTGTAGTTGAGCGAATTCTTCTACATGCTTATTAATAAAATTCATTAAACAAGTTTGATCACAAAAATATTTCCACATTGTATTTGCTCTATATCCATTTACTGCAATCTTAATTGTTCTTAAAACTTTAGAGCCCTTAGACCCACGAACTCTTGTGGTTGTTTTACGTTCGTGGCACTTCGGACCATGACACCACACATAATCTGTCATATATTCCTCACAATCTCATATAATAAAAAAGTTAATCCAACTGCCAAGATAATAGAAAGCCCAGTAGGGCTTTCCACAAATATTAAATTAAACAACTCAATCATGACGTTCCTTTAAAGTCATTGACCAAGTTGCCATTCGCCAACCCTCAACATCACAATCCCAATAAACAAAACATGGCTCGCCTTTCTTTGAAATAAAATATTTGCCCTCTGCAAATATATTATCTGGGTGTGAATACTGACCCTTTCTAGTTATAAACTTTTTATGCTTCTTCGCATAATAAGTTATGTAAAACTTTTCTGGTATATCTATTTGTGTTTGTGCTTTCATTATGTCCTTTCTGTTATAGGGGATAATATACTATTATCCCCTACAAGTCAATCTTTAATTTAAAGATTGTTCGTATTGTTTTCTAGCCAAGATTTTTTGTTCTCTTGTTTGCTTTTGGTTTTTCATACCTTTAATTAAATTTGCTAAATTTGTTGGGTTATAGATTGTCAAGCCAGTAGAGTTTGTTCTAATCAACTCTGCTTCTTCAACCTCAATCCCAAGTTCTTTTGCAAGTTCAATTCCCTCTGCTAAATATCTGTATGCCTTTAAACCAATTTTTAATTGATCTGTTTGTTTGGTAATACTATTAATCCAAGTCTGGTGTGTTGCAACAACATTTGCTTTTGCAACTCGCCATTCTTCAAATTTTTGATATTCAGCTTTAGTACAAGCTATTGCTCTTGACCTACAATGTGAAGTCCCAATAACATCAAGATAAAAACTATTATCAAAGTTTTTAGTTATACCAGTTCCATTATCACTTGAATAATGACCCTTGCCTAAAAAATTGTTATTTGCATCAATGTGTTTTGTTTTATGTGGGTTGCTATCTTTACCAGATTGTTGAGCAATTATATCAGGATTACAACCCCCCTCTTTTAGTTCTTCACGATAATAGGCATGGGCAAAATGTTCAGCTTCTTCGCCACCGCCATACTCATTACCATTGAGATTGCCATATAAACCAAAATCAAAATGTGATTTAGTTTCTTCTTCTTTTCCCTCATCATCAACATCTTCATTGTGTGCAAAATAAAAACATTTATCTTTTGCAACCACATCACAAGGTTGACCATATTTTTTTTTGAAAGAACGCAACACAGAAACATCTTCTGGTGGATATGATCTTTCAACAACCTCTTTTGCAAGTTCAAAAGCTGATTTCTGTTGCAAGTTAAAATTCTCTCTTGCTTCCATAAATGCTTGTCGTTCCTGCGTGTCCTCTTTCTCAAAGACATCTTTAATACGATTATAGAGTTTGTTTCTATATTCAGTATTCATTCTTATTTTTGCTGACATAAAGTCCTTTCTGTTAGTTATTAATTATTTATAGGTTTATCCTATTGACAAATCTTTGTCAAGTATTATATTAAGTTAGGAATACAGCGAAAGCTGTAGTCCTTTCTGTAATTTAGAATTATTCTAAATTACGGGTTTAGAGGCGCTTGGAGTGGGGAAATAAACCCTATAACATAGGTCGTGAGTTCGGGCGAACTGGGATGGTATTGCAGGCATGCATGCCAGGAAGATCCTCGCCTACGTACACCTGCGCCCCTGATCCCTGGTCTATTTTTGCGCCTCGGGGGTTAAACAAACCTGCAAGGATGGACCTGGGATCAGTCAACGCGCCGCCGCCGCTAGATCACAGAGACTCTGGCGTTGACTGGTCCGCAAGCTTCAAGCAGCGAGCGGCAAGCTACAAGCGGCAAGCTTGACAGAAAGTTATATATAGGATAATAATATATTTATGGAAGATAAGGAAGCAATAATCGAAGAAGTGATTGCAATATGTGAAGCAAATAAAAAAAATATGTATTGTGATAAATATCAATTAATCGACATGATCAGGGAGGCTTTAAAATTATATGAAAACTAGCGAAGCTCTAAAATTAGTCGGAGGCCTGAGCAAACCTTCAAAGATGCCTGGGTGGGCCTATGGTCTACCAGCAAAAGAATGTAAAACCGGGTCCAAGCTGGTGAAGGTAGAGGGCAGCACCTGCCATGGTTGCTACGCCTTGAAGGGGTGTTATGTCTTTAAAGTTGTACAAGAAGCACAATACCGAAGACTGGCAAGCGTCAAGCATGAACTCTGGACCGCAGCGATGGCGCTATTAATCAATTCAAAAAAATCAAAATATTTTAGATGGCATGATAGCGGAGATGTACAGGACGAAGACCACCTGTTGAAGATCTTCGCAGTCTGTAAACTGACGCCGAGCGTCAAGCACTGGATGCCGACGCGGGAAGCATGGGTGAAGCGATTCCTGCCATTAAAACCACACAATTTAATTGTAAGATTCTCAGCTCCGATGGTGGACCAGGAAGCGCCAAGCAGCTGGCCGCATACGTCAACAGTTGTAACCTCTGGCAGAACTTGCCCGGCACCGACTCAAGACAACGAATGCAAAGATTGCAGGGCATGCTGGGATCCTTCGGTTAAAAACGTGGCATATGGACAACACTAATGTTTAGACACCCAAAGTATTACGCCGAGCTCAGGAAACGGAGACGCGAGCAGCAAGCTTCAAGCGTCAAGCCCCAAGCGACTCGAGCGTCAAGCGACAAGCCTCAAGCCCCGAGCAGCAAGCATCAAGCTTCAAGCCGCAAGCAGCAAGCTCCCGAATAACTTTTCCTTCGTAAAGTTTCCAGAGACTAGTGTCGAGGGACTTTACTAGAATAAATGTATTGTCAGGGTGTTTTACATGAAACGCAATTTGATGTGGTGAGAAGCGTATTTTATTACCCTTTGTTACTTTCAGTTCAAGAGTAAAAAAGTGGCCATTAGCGTTGTAACCCAACAGGTCAGGAGTACCAAATACGCTAAGATTTTCAATCCTTGTCCAACTAATTTTGGGGGTATTTTTCTTAAGTTCATGCCACAATTTTTTCTCAGGTTTCAACGTAACTACAGCTTTTTAATTACCTTACCCATGTGCCATTGTGTTGGTTCTATTGTGATAGCAAGACGATGTGTTTCTCTTACACCCAACAATTTGTTTTCTAAAAGTTGTATGCCTTTGACATCATAAAACTCTCCGTTAGGCAACACAACTTGAACTCTCGCATTTTGTGCTACTTCACCTTGCATAAACTTATCCAGTGCTTGTCTTAATAACTTTCCTTGCATAGTATTGGGATATCATCCAGTCTCCCATCCGATACCCCATTGCGTTGTACGCTATATTACGTTATAAGTCAATATGGGTTTACCAAAAAAATTAACAGAGATGCAAATTAAGTTTGCTCAACTACTTGTAACCAACGAGGGTAGGAAGACACCAACAGAGTGTGCTATCGAAGCTGGATACAACAAAGACCGAGCAACTATAACTGCATCAGAATTACAATCGCCAAAAAGATATCCTTTGGTTGTAAAATATATTGGTGAGATCAGAGAAGAATACAACAAGAAATATGAGGTAGACTACAGCAGACACATAGCCGAGCTGGGCAAGATAAGACAAGAAGCATTAAAGAAAGGTGCTTGGTCTGCTGCTGTAAATGCTGAAGTAGCAAGAGGTAAAGCAGCTGGTCTTTACATAGAACAAAAAATTATTCGTACCGGCAAGCTTGAAGATCTAACGTCTGAAGAACTAGAGAATCGAATGAAGATGATAATTGATGAGTATTCACCGATTCTTGAGGGTGTTGATGAAAAAGAACTAAAAGAACGAGTGCTGTCAAAACCAGAATCTCAAAAAGATTCATAATTTAATCTTCTCCATTTCTACAATACAGCCCATTGGAAATATATTTGTATCACTAAATACTTCATCTGTTGTGTCGTAAGAACTAAATGTAATTAAGAACTTTTTTGTTTTCTTAAATACGTATGCTTGTGTAATCATCTTTGAAATAGGTAGTTTGTCCATCTCTTCTTTTGATTTATGACCTGCATCGCCGGTGATGTCTAACCACTTAATTGTGTAAAAGTAATACTTCTTCTTGTTTATCAAAGCGTGCTTGTATCTCTTTTTCCTTCTCATACCCTGTTTTATCACATTCTACATTTATAGATATAAATTTATCATTTAAGGAGTCGTCTCATCAAAATGAAAAAAATAAATGTAGAAATGTAGAAAAACATACTATTAGTCAATAATACCAACGGTTTCCGCTTCTACATTTCGTTCTACATTTTCTACATTTTTCGATGTTACGGCGAAATAATCCTTATTTGACGCGGAGTGCTTTCTACATTTTTGGAGTCGATTTATGGCCTCAGAGGCCTTTTTTACCTCATTTAACCAGTCCCTCGCCACTCGATCCCGGTCTCCAGCTGCAGATTTGTAGAAACGAGCAGCCAAAATATCAGCTTCTCTACATTTTTTGTTTATAAAATTCACTAAGTCTCCAGAGCCATAGCCACTTGTATTGCCTAAATCTTGACCCATTTAGAACAAATTGTTGATAAAATAAATCCGGTGTACACATCATGATCACGGCTTGTTCAATATTAGTACCATAAATACAATCATGAGCTGTAGCATATGCAACACCTTGATAGTAATAATCTTCTATCCATTCTTCTCTTTTAGGCTTGTTAGATTGTTTAAAATCTATTATGCTTTCGCGCCCCTGGTATATACCAACTAAGTCAGTTTGCCCGGCGTACAAACCAGGATAAGATAAAACCACCTCAGAGCCCCACACTTCTTCTAAATTAGGAAAGCCCTTGTCGATGACCACCTTTGCCATCCTATGCGCTTCCTGGCCTACGTCCGTTAGATCTAGGGTATTGTTTCCAAGGATGTGATGTTCTAAAATACTATGCATTGCAGACCCTCTTTTGGCTGCCTCATTCTTGACACGATCTGCCTCTTTTTGGCCTTTATTGGCTATCCACTTTGCCAAAGACTCTCGCTTCTCGTCGCTCTGTGTAGCACCCAAAATGGTCGTCACAGACGGCAGCTTCTCGTCACCAACACTGTAGTGTCGTTGACCATCTTGTAGTGAGCGTACAGACTTTGGGTAAGTGAATCTTTTATTCCACTTGACCTTTGAAGAATTTTCTACAGTGCTCTCTGTATTCTTCATCGTCGTGCTCTTCGTATCTTGGTCTATCCTGTTCATAAAGTTCTTCTTTCTTGTCTTGTACGACTGGTTTTTTTATTACTATTTTATTTTTGATTGACATAATGATTTACTATTTCTAACAGTTTTTCTTGTTTTGTCACGGCAAAAGGTGCAATACATTTTGCTATTTTACACGCTTGTCTGTGGCTTGCATGCCAACGGTATTGATCTTTCCAATGTGGTTTTGATGATGGCGATGTGTTCTTGACTCTTTTGTTTACAGAACCAAGACCTGTAATCTTTCTCACATGTTCTATAGTAGCTTTGTCTGTCATAGATATATCTAACGTACAAGTAAGAGCGTAGTATGGCTTTCGCTTCTTTCTTACTCTTCGGTATCTACGATGGAACTGGACACAGCCCTCACCATCAAATAGTCCTGCTAAATAGATTGCATCTTCTCTAAGCATATTTTATTCTTCGCCTGTTCCATGACTACAAAACCAAAAGGTTTCAATACATCACTCACCAGCTGCATGTTAAATTTAGGATAGTCATCAAAGACAAATCTTGAGTGCCTCGCTGCTCGACTCGCAAACCACACTGCTTCAGACAAGACATCTCGTGTCATATGTGGTCCATCAAAGTGTACAAAAGCAAATCTCTTTT